AGACTTAGAAAAATATGTTGAATTTGTTGATGTTTATGACTTATGGAAAAAAGAAAATCCACTTTTTAAAGGTGCGATGGTTTATAATGAATTATTCTGGGAATTCAAAAAAGATTACTATTTTACAAGATTCAAAGACGATTTTAAGCTAAGAAATTCGGATAAAGAAAGGTTCAAGGATTTGATGGCTAAAAAGAAAAAATTATTTGAAAAACTTGATAAATCTGGAAGAATTTTTAGACATGAACCTAATGGAGATAAAAGAATTTTAATGATGTTCATTGATGATTTTAAAAATCATATTCCATTAGATTATCCTGGTTTTGATGTTTATATTCTTATCTCAAGCTATGGAGGTATATCACTAAGATTAAGGGATGATTTATCAGATGATGGAACACTCAAAGATAATATAGTCAAAAGGGCATTACTAAATAAAAATGTTGACTCTTGTGGAGGACATCCACAAGCATTTGGAGCAAATCTTTTTGATGCCAGTGCCCATAATCAAATTGAATTTGGTAAGTTTATACTAACGGTAGTCGACGAAGAACTTGATAATCTTTATGAAAAGGGAAAAAATGATAGTAAATGATAATTGTTTCTCTGTAATGGAGAAAATGGTCAAAGAGGGTAAAAAATTTAATGCCATAATAACAGATCCTCCTTATGCCATATCAAGAAAGACGAATTTTGCAACAATGAAAGAGCCTGATGAAGATGCATCAGAAAAAGAAAAAGAATTATACAAAAAATACGGAAAGCATCATAACGATTTTGGTGATTGGGATAAAAATGAAATAGATTTTGAAAAATTTTTAAAGTTAAGTTATGATTTATTAGAGGATAATGGGACATTATTTATGTTTTATGATATTTGGAAAATTCAAAATATCAGTGATGCTGCAGCAAAATTAAAATTTAAGCAACCTAGGTTCGGAATGTGGTTAAAAACTAATCCTGTCCCGATTAACTCAAAGATTAATTATTTGACAAACGCTAAAGAGATTTTTCTTACTTTTGTTAAAAAATCAAAGCCAACATTTAACTCTCAATATGATAATGCAATTTATAGTTATCCTATTTGTGGAGGAAAAGAAAGAACAAAACATACAACACAAAAGCCACTAGCATTAATGAATGAAATTATTTTAAAACATACAAATGAAGGAGATATAATTTTAGATCCTTTTATGGGTAGCGGAACGACTGGTGTTGCTTGCGTTACTAATTCAAGAGAATTTTATGGGATTGAATTGAATAAAGAATATTATGAAATCGCTTCAGCTAGGTTAAATGATATTATAGAAACCTAGTTAAGTTAAATAAAATAATGTTATAATGCAACATCTAACCAAACAGATGTAAAACCCTATGGATTTTAATAAAGGAATAATAAATGAATGAAGAAATGGAAAACGTAGTATTACAGAATTTAATGAAGAGTGATAGTTATTATGCGAAGGTGTATAGTCATCTTGATGAGTCACTTTTTCAAAATCCAAATAATGCAACTATATTTAGCACAATCAAAAATTTAACAAATGATTATAATAAAAGACCTAGTCCTCAAGAAGTCGGACTAGCCATTAAGCAAAATATGGCATTAAACAAAACACTACAATCAACGACAATAAGCAAATTTAAAGATGTATTAAGGGAACCTCCTGTTGAAAATATGGATTTCCTAATAGATAAAACTCAGACTTGGGTACAAAGAATTAAATTATCAAAAACTATATTTGAAGCCGCAGACATCATTCAAAATGATGGCAGTTTTGACCCAATTCCATCAATGGTGGAAGAATCTTTAAATATAAATTTTGATACATCGGTTGGTCTTGATTATGCGAGTAGTATTGAGGAAAGACTTGAATATTATAAAAGTAGAGAAGCATTTACGCCTATTGGTTTATCGACATTAGATAAGGTGCTTGGTGGAGGAATAAGACCTGGATCACTTTTTATGTTTATTGGTCCAACACATACAGGTAAAACAGCAGCTAAGGTTTTTACATCATCTAATCTTTTATTAAGAAAGAAAAATGTCCTCTTTATAACACTAGAAATGCCAGAAAAAGAAATTGCGAAAAGAATTGACTCTAATGTAATAGGAACAACCATTAACGATTTATCAGAACTAGATAACGAAGAACTTTTAAGAAAATGGAATCAGGTTAAAGATAGTATTGGAGAATTGGTTATCAAAGAATACGGTGCTGGTACATTTAACACAATGCAACTTAAAGCACTTTTAGATGAACTAAAATCTAAGAAGAATTTTATTCCTGACGCTATTGTCGTAGATTACCTTGGTTTGATGGTATCTCATAGAGCAAATAAAGATAGTAATTCTTATGACTCATTGGGCAAGGTGGCAGAAGATTTACATGCGATAGCAAAGGAAACATATGACTCCAAAGGAAATAAAGGGATAATGATGATTAGCTCATCTCAAGCAGGTAGAGCCGCAATAGGCAATACAGAAGCAGGTATGGAAAATATTTCTGAATCTCTGAAAATAGCGATGACGGCAGATGTTGCCATTATGCTTATTAATAATGACCAAATGAGAGAGCAAAATCAGCAAATTTGGAAGATTGTTAAAAACAGGTATACTGGTCTAATGCCATCCCTTATGATGGAAACAGATTTTGCCAGAATGACATATAAGCCTTATGATGATGGAAATTCTTATGAATCAGTGGACCAAGAAGAATTAAATACAGCTCCTATTGTTCAACCAAAAAAAGATGATTTTGATTTTGGTCAATTGAATTTTTAACTAAAATTTAGATATAATATGACATAAAAGGGGATGATTCCTCTTTTTCCAAAAAGATAATCCTGCCGAAAGTGGAACTACAGGAGATAAAACGAAAAGGAAATCAATGACAAACACACAAAACTACAGTAATTTTCAATATGAAAACGTATTCAAAGGAAATATGGGAGCATTATATGCTAGACTATATAATCCATCTACAAAAGAATGCATAACAAAATCAATAAAAGTTATACCATCATTTTATATTCACGATAAGAATTCAAATTCTGGTTTAGTTTCTATCCCTGAACAACAACCACTCAAAGAATTAACATTCAAGACAATGAAAGAATATAGGGATGCTGTTAATATGTATAAAGATTCTGGTGTCGCTATGTACGGGAATAAATCTCAAGAGCAAACTTTTATCAGGGAGTATTGGCCTAATCCAATTGACGCCTACCATGAATTTAGTAATACATGGTATTACGATATTGAAACAGCAATTTTAGATGATGATATGAAGCCAGATAAATCTGATATTAGGAAAAATGATTGGAAACCAATGAGTCATCAAAGAGGGGCGATGGCAACAATAACATCTATACAGATTTTTGATTCTAAAGCTAATATGTTTTTCATATTAGGACTCAATAAAGAGTGGGATAACGATAATAATTATGAGTCAGAATATGGCACAATAAAATATATTAATTGCAAAACAGAAGAACAAATGCTAAAATTATTCTTGGAACTTCTGAAAAAAAGGGACCCAACATTAATGACAGGTTGGAATACCAAAACATACGATGACCCTTATTTAACAAATAGAATAATTAGAGTCCTTGATAAAAGAGATGATTTATATTATTATGATGAGTTAAAACAAAGATGGAGGTTTAATACTGATTGTTTAAATGGAGAATATGTTAAGCAATTATCTCCTCATGCAAATTTGATAAAACATAAAGAGGTTCAAACATCTTATGGCATTCAAGATGAATTCCTATGGGTTGGTATTATTCAGGAAGATTATATGGTTATGTATAAAAAGTATACATATACTACTCACACATCATATAGTTTAGATACAGTAGCAGGATATGAATTAGGCTCAAATAAGGTTAATCATGATGAACATACAGATTTTGCCGAATTCTATATTAATAATTTTAATACTTTTATTGAATATGGGGTGAGGGATGTTGAATTGCTTATTGGTTTGGATAGAAAACTTAAATTAATTGACCTTGCAAAAATGATTTCATACGAAACTGGTGTTACTATGGATATGATTAGAGGGACATTAGCACAATGGAACAGCTATATGTTTAATAATCATTTCAAAAAATCGCATGTTCTTCCATTAGAAGGGAAATTCGACGAAACTGATACAGTATTATTGGATAGAATATCAAGGGATGAAAAATTTAGAAGCCTTATTCCTAAGGAACGAGTTGAATTTTATATGAATTTGATTAATGAGCATGAACAAGATCCTGGAATCAAACTTAAATCTCAAACATTCCCTGGCGGTATCGTAAAAGGAACAGGAAAATTTTGGAGATGGGTTTATTCTTTAGATTTTGCATCACTATATCCTTCTGTTATCCAATGGCTAAATATTGGAATTGAAACATTAATTGAACCTAAGGACCTTCCTGATGAGCTTCTTTTGCTAAGAGCAAAATATGCCATCTTCTATCCAAGGAATCTCATACCTAAAGATTTAATTCAATATGACTTCTGGTTTCAAAAACATGTTGTTAATAATGATGAAGTATCATCAGAAGTTATGAGAGTTTGTAAAAAATATAATGTGTCAATGGCTCCTAATGGTATGTTCTTTAGAAAAGATGTAAGGAGTGTTTTATCTCAAACCATGGAAGACATTATGGTGAAGAGGAAAAAATACAAAAAATTAATGCAAGGATGCTTTAAAGAAATTGAGGAAATTAAAAAGAAAGACAATTATAGCGACGAAGATAAAGCGAGAATAAGCGAAATTCAGAAAGAAGCCGATAAATGGAATGTTTATCAGATGGGAATGAAAATTCTTATTAACAGTGCTTATGGTGCTTTATCTATGCAAGCAACAGTTTTTGCCGGGCATGCTGAATATTTTTCTGGGGCTGTAACTTCTGGTGCTAGGAATGCCAATCTTAATGCTATTCAAGCTAATAGTAAGCATATAGATAAATTATTAGGAGAAGATGACAAGGAAACATTTAATGGAATAAAAACATATTGGAGGCATATCGCTCAGGTAGATACAGATTCAGGATATTTTTCTATTGAACCATTAATGATTAAAAAGTGGGGAGCTGATTATGAAAAGGAAAATTCAAAAGAAAGGTTAGTAGATTTTACAAAAAACTATATTGAAAAAATATCATTACCTTTAACTTATGTTAGTTTAAATAAGCAGTCAGACACAATAAATGCTTACCTGCCAGAAAAACTTATTGAAGATCCTGAAGTAATTTGTGATAACTTCATCTCAATTGCACCAAAAATGTATTTTGCCAGAAAATGGTGGGATGAAGGAATAACATTATCAAAACCAAAATTAAAAGTTACTGGTTTATCAATGGTAAGAGCAACAACACCTAAATTTTTTAGGAAAGAACTTGGTTCAGCTATGGATATTTTAATAGATGGTAATCTCCCTAAGGTTATAGAATTTATGGAAGATGTGAAACAAAGAACAGGAGAGCAAAAGCCTTCTCAAATTTGTATTAATCAGGGAGTTTCTAGCTTGGATTATGAATGGCAAGAGCAGTCTAAGAAATTTAAGAGATGGGTTCCTGATAAAAATAAATGGCTTACCGCTCCAGTAAATTCAAGGGCTTCATTGGTACATAATAAATATATTAATGAGAAAAAAATAGATGGTATCAAAGAAATAGAACCTGGCGATAAAATAGGTTTTATTTATATGAAAGAGCCTAATATTACAGGTAGCAATGCTTTTGCTTTCAATAATGATAAAGTTTTTGAATATGGATTAGATGAGTATATTGATAGAGATTTAATGTTTGAAAAACAATTTGAGGGAAATATCAAATTAATTACTGACCCTATTGGTTGGGATTTAACACCAGCCTCTGATTTAATTGATGAGGACGAATGGTAAGAATATAAATAACCTTAAAAGAGGTTATTTATGGGTACATGTTATTATCAAGGAAAAGCAGGCTTAAAATATTTATTGGATAAAAAATTAATTCAGAAAAAAGATTATTCAAACATGATTAAGATAAAAAAACTGAGTAAAGCATACCTAATGGTGAAAGACAACAAACTAGGGAGTGTTTTTACGTTCAAAATAATCAGAGATTGGAAATCAGTTCTCGAGGTTTCAGCAAAGCTTAAAACATTTGGATACGAAGAATATTCTATTAAAGAAGGAGCTCAGATAGATATTATAGTGGGAACATCGAAAATAAGACTATATAATTCTGGAGGAAGATTGACAAATGTTATAAATGAAGACGGCAATCTTGAAACAGCGGCAAAGCCTTCAACTGCTTTGCAGGAAGATGCTGTTGTTTGGTGTTTAAATAATAATAAATTTGATAAAGATAAAATAAGAGAAGATTTGAAATTTAATTTTGACAAAACATGGAATGAATCTTTTGAGAAAACATTTACTGCAATAAAAAAATTATCAGGAAAAGATAAAATTGCCATAAAATCCTATGTTACATATAGAGACAGTAATACCAAAAAACCTCAATTTTTAAATGCTATGACAGACAGTGCTATACTCCCTGACAAAAAAGACAATTGGAACCCGTCTGATATTTGGATGGTTAAAAAAGGATATGACGGTAAGGACATTTTAGAACTTTGCAAAAAAATAAAAGCAGGAAATGAAACTTTTGTTGCTTTAAATAATTTAATTAAAGAACATTTTGAAAGCAGAAAACTCATAGGAATATCATTGAAGCAAGTGACGTCAAGCAAAGCCTCAATAAAGAAAATGGAAGTAGATATAGATTTAGTAAAATCTATTAAATTTTTAAGAATAACCAGAAAACAAATTATGTCAGCGCTAAACTCTTACTATGATATTAATTTTCAATATTCTGAAGCAGGGAAAACCAAAAACTATATTTTTAGGTTTAGGCCTAAAGGCAAAAGTGGGTCATTGAAAGTGTATATGGAGGGAAAACCACCAGAAAGAAAAACATTTGATGGAGCTGTATCAAAAGATATGTTAAATAAAAAATTCTTTAAAAGTGACCTAATAGATTTTGAGAAAAAAATTGATAAGATGTCTGCTAAAGATATGACAGTAAAAGAATTTATAGGAACTGCGGATGCCGACTTATATGATTTTATACTAAAGAGTAATGATTATGTTGATATAACTGATTTAGACAAAAAAGGAAATACAGAATATATTACAAAAAGAGGAACAATAATAACATTCTTTTTGTATCTAATAGCAAGAGAGAATAAAAATATTATATTTAAAGAGTGTTTATTAAGTTCATTAAAAATTAATGACTTCAGTAGTATTCATTATAAAGTATTTTAAGCTCAAATTAATTTTTTTATGATATAATTATAATATATAAATACTATCAAAAAGAGGTGGGTATATGAAAAGTTTCAGAGATATGGTAAATGAAGGTATAATTGATAAAGTTGCTAACTGGCTTATCAATAATATTAATATTATTAAGAAAAAATACATTAATTATGATAAATTATATGGCGTTGATGGCCCAGATAAAGTTACATTAAAACTTAACAGGACTCAAGACGGTATAGTTTTTTTCAACATCAAATATAAAGACGGTGAAAAATTAGGCTTAATGATTGAAGGTGACAAAAATTACAAAAAATATTTAGAATATTCAGAAAAGGGGGTAACTTCGTTTATTATCAAAACATCAAACTTATCTGAATTATCTAAAAATAATATAACACCAGTATATGTATATATACTAAAAGAAGGATAATAATTGGCTAAAACTTGGTTTATTTCTGATACTCATTTTTTGCATGAGAATATTAAAAAATATTGCAATAGAGAAGATGATTACAATAAAACAATCATCACTAATTGGAACTCAATGGTTGGTGAAAATGATACTGTATTTCATCTTGGAGATTTGGCGGCAGGTATTGGAAAAGTTCAAGACGGTTATAATAAATTAAAAAAAATTATGAATATACTTAATGGAAATATTGTATTAATTAAAGGTAATCATGACCATTACACAAATGAACAATATAAAAATGACCTAAATATTAAAGCTGTCACTGATTACCATATTCATGGCGAATATTTTTTGTGCCATTACCCTCTTATTATAGATAATTATACTAAAGAAAAAATGATACCTATATTTAATGAATTAAGAAAATTATTTAGGGAATCTGGATGCAAATATCTTCTTCACGGTCACAGTCACTTAACAAAATTTGGAGGAAAACGTATAAATCTTTCGGTTGATTTGACAGATTTCAAACCTGTCGAATATGATAATTTATTAAAACATTTATAAATAAAAATAAAAGAGGACAAAATAAATGGGCGGAAATGCAAGAGCTACTAACAAAATTACAGGTCAAGAGACATTAGCACAAAAAATACCTATCAAAGAAATTGGAAGACAAAATTTTATCAAGAAATTTGTTGAAATCTTTGAAGAGTTAGATAGAAGATTTGAAGAAAAATTTAGTAGGCCTTTGTGGAAAAATAAGAAAATTCTTAAAAATGGCCTAGCTTTCAATGGCAGTACATCATTTATCATGAATCCAGAAATACATGATGATGAAGTTATCCCTTTTAAACCAACATCTGGTGATTTGGATATTATGGTTAAGGAGAACGACAAAGCTGACTTATGGACTTTACTTGATGAATTAGAACATAAGCCAAAATTCATGAAAGATGTAGAGTACAAAGGATCTAATAAATTATCTGTTTCTGCTATTGGAGACCAAATAAATAGTGTATTTGAAGTTAGATTTGGTGAGATTGTTACCCAATCTCAGGTTGATTTCGAATTTACTCAATTTGAAGAAAATTCAGAAGGAGAAGAAGTTCCAATGGAATTTAGCAGATTTGGCCATAGTTCTGCTTTATCTGATGCTCAAAATGGATTTAAAGGTGTTTCACATAAGTATATATTAAGAGCATTGGCTGGAGGAGCGTCAAAAAGAGATAATGTTTTAATTTTAACTAAAGCTGGAACTTATGATAAGCCTAGATTTACAAAGAAGAAAGGCGAGCCAATAACAACACTTAATATGCAAAAATTCTTTATATCTAAAGGTTTAAGAGTTGCTTATGAAAAACAATATATACCTGGCACAAACGACCCGTGGATTGTTGACGGAAAAGAGGTCTATAAAGAAATACCAAGCAAAGATAGTTCTTATGAAACATCAATTTATGAAATGTTCAAAATCTTATTCAATTCAGAAGATTCAAAAGATATTAAAGGTATGTGGTCATTTGTTGGTATAGTAAAACTGATGAAAAAATATTTAGACAAAGAAAGTATTTTTAGAACATTTGAAAGATTCTTGGATCTTCAATGGGGAGCTGCTGCTCAAAAATTAGAAAGGGACCATAAAGAAATTGATTATGAGATTAAAATTAATGCTGTAAATTATATGATTAAAGAGATACCTGTACTCAAAAAATATAAAAAACAAATTGAAGATATGACAAAAGTTTTTTATGATAATTACGATAATAAGAAGATTTCAGAATCTATGACATTTACTGGTAATGCATTTAAAGATTTTCTTATTAATAAAAATAGGTAATTATTATGTTTAGAAAATTAGTCGAAAAGTGGTTTTTGAACGAAGATGATAAAATAGCAGATATTTTAAAAGAAGAAAGTATTTTTGTTTTAGTTATAGGAGGCTCTGCATCAGGCAAAAATTATATTTTTGAGAAAAACTTTAAAAATATAGAATTGATTGATAATGACCAAATTACTAAAGAGCTTTCAGGCGGAGATTTTGAAAAAGCTAGAAAATTAATTTCAAAAGCTACAGCAATAGCAAATAAAAGATTGGAAAAAGCATTCCAAGAACATAGAAGCGTAGGCCAAGTTAGTACTGGTAGTAATCAGAAAGGTGTCGAGAATAAATTGATTAAAGCAAAATCATATGCAATGAAAACAGCACTAATTTTAATTGATGCCGATGTTAAAAAAGCTATTAAGAGGAATAAGGAAAGAGCCCAAGCAGGAAAACAAGGTTTAATACCTGAATGGAAAGTTCAGAAAACCAATGAAAATGCAAGAGAAACTTATAATAATTTAAAAAAGCTAGATGTAGTTGATTATAAATTAGTCATTAAAAATTAAAATAGGAGAATAAGTATGAAAAGATTTAGCGATTTAATATTTGAGGCTGCAAATAAAACAAAATTGGATATTAGCATCCAAGCAGCAGGAAAATATCTAACATCGATTAAAAGAATTAATGAATTTTTTAATTCTAATGTAGTAGTGGAACATAAAACAGATGGCGTAAAAATTACAGCAATGAAAATAGCGCAAAATGGAACATTAGATGATTGGATAATTGCATACAAAGGAAATATTATTTATGATGGAGAGTTTGAATTTGCACCAAAAACCAACATAAAAAAGAAATCAATAGGCGCAAGCCAATTTAGTTTCGTTATTGAACATTTCAAAAAAATAGCGGGTGAAGTAAAATCAATTCCTAATGGTACTGAGTTATTTATTGAATTTTTAATGAATAAACCAACTCTTAGTTCTAACTATAAGCGAAAGCATGGAATGATACTTATAGCACACACAAAATCAAAATTTAAAGTTAAAAACGGAAGATTAATTACAAATCCAGGTTTCTTTGATATTTCTAAAAGAGATGATTATGCAAAAATGTGTAAATTAGATACACCAGCTTTATTATTTACAGGAATTATGGGTACAAAAAAAGATTTTTCTAATGGCATAAAAAATGTTAAACTTAGAAAACTTTTCGATGAGAGAAGTAATGCAATGAATTGGGATAATAATGAGATACTTCTTGATGATATTAGGGAACTTTTTCTTGATGTAGAAAGCAAATATGGGGGGAAAGAGGAAGGAGTTGTTATAAAATATAATGACGTCATACTAAAATTTCAACAGAAATATCAACTAGACCAAGAAGCAAGGAGACAAATCAAGTTAAAATATCAAGATGAAAATCCTGAAGTTGAAAATCAATATTGGAATAATATTAGGTTAGCAGCACTAGAAATCACAAATAGCATCAATGTAACGCCAAGGTCAGAGCTAAAAGATTTGGTAAGAGAATTATCTCAGAAGATTGATAAATATAAAATAAATTTTAGTCATCCGAAAAGAGATAAAACCATTATTGAAGATGATATTCAATTAACAGCTAAACAAATTTTAATGAGAAAACTAAAAGGTAACAATAATGCATTGATAGTGGGTAGGTTCCAACCTTTAACAAAAGGACATGTTAAAATGATTAAAACTGCTTATAGCGAATGTGATGATGTTTATGTTAATATAGTGAAAGGCAAAAAATCAGAAACAGAAAAAAATCCATTTGATTTAAACTTACAAGAGAAAATGTTGAAGGCTGTATTCCCTGATATTAATATTTTAAGTGGAACAACAGGAAATATAATCACTATGCTAAATAAAATTAACGATAATATCAACTGGATTTATTGCGGAAGTGATAGAGTATCATCATATGAGTCTCAGCTTAAAAGGATGCCAGATGTAAAAATTAGGGAAATCAAAAGAACAGATGATGATATATCTGCAACAAAAGTGAGAAACGCTTTAAAAGAAGGCGATGAAAAGGAGTTTAAAAAACTAACTCCAAAAGAGATTCATAATATGTTTGATGAACTAAGAG